TATTGTAAAGGGTTTGGGTGTTGTTACTTGCAGGAATCAGTTTCTCCAACGTGTAACTTGGTGCTATTGGGGGCGGGTTTCCATTTTGATAAATATACAATTCTACCTTGCTACCTTCTTGGGTAGGTTGGTTAATTTCCACAATATAGGGGCTTCGTGCAAATATTCTATTAATCGCCATAATTTTTAAAATTTTCTTTCATTATTGTGTCAAATAATTCTTCGGCTTCTAATCCGTAAAGTTCTACCATTTCGTCGGGTAGGTTTTTAAATGCTTCTTCAAAAGGTCGTGTAAAAAACATACTTGGTTTTATACCGCGATTCCAAATTGACCTTATTATAAAAGTGGCAGTCATATCGTAACTAATAAACTTTCCTCGCTTGTCGCGGAACTTTATTCCCTTACGTTTAACCCATTCTTTTATGCCTTTGGTTAACCCGCCTTTTATTCCCGTTCCCGTGCCAAATTGGAAGTCGCTTAAACTACGTCCCGACTTGACACCCCTAACCCCGCGGTCTTGGTAAAAACCGTATTCTAACATCTCGAAGTAAAGGGTTATCGAATTGGGGTTAACGGCTACTTCACCTTCTAAACTCTGTTGAAGACTACCCGTACTATTTTTCGTGGAAAGGTTATTTCGCGCTTCTTGTATAACGTGGTCGCGGAATATTTTTAAGGCTTCTAATTGGCGTTCCTTTTCCATTAACAGATAGTCATTTCGTTAGGGAAGTCTACGTTAAAAGTCATAGCCCACCCCGCCAAGTAGTTTTCGAATCTTTCTATAAATGGTTCGCAGTTAGGTGCGCCGTTTAGTTGGTACAAATCGTCCCAAATGTTTCCGTGTTTTAGCATTTCAAAACATCGGTTTAAAATTGCTAACTGAGTATTTAAAACGTCTATTTCGTTGTCTGAAGTTTCAAATTTTCCCGTAGGTTCTTCCTTGCGTTGGCTTACGTTATCCATTGCGAGAATAGTAACCGACGCGCTAATAACGTTGTCGTTAAAGTTTACATTATTTACCATAACGTGAACCAATGGAAAGATATTTTGTTTGCCTAAATCCACGTTGAAAATTGACCCTTGCGTTATTGTGTTAACCAAAGGGTCGTTAGTGAAGTGTGTTTTAAGCGTATCAAGTAAAGAATAGTAACCCGTCATAATTTAGCCTTTTTTATTTCCATTAATTCTATTTCGTTTTTCTCCGATTCAAAAGTTAGATAGGTGAGACATTTAAATAATCCGTATTTTGTAACAATGTCATATTTTGTAAGGTCTCCCTTAGCGAGTCCATATATGCTTGAATACCACCCCCACTTTTTCCCAAATTGAGTTCGTGCGCTAAAATCTGAAACTCTTTCTCGTTCGTCTTCAGTTCGTTCGTCAAATAATCGAGGGTAGCGTTTAATAACTCGCTTCCTAAAGTCCAAAAAAAAACCGAAGCGGAAATAGCTACGTCCATAGGCGCGAACTTCATTCCTTCGCTAAATGCAGCTGCCCCCGTGTATTCCATAATCTCGTACTTGTCTTCTTTACGAATTGTAATTGGTCGGTACATTACTGCCATTGCTTTGTGGAAATCTTCCCACTTACTTAAATAGTTTTCAAGGTCTACATATTCCCCAAAGGTTATATTCTCAAGGTCGGGAATAAATCCAAATTCTATATCGCCTATTTTAAAGGTAGGTTTAAACTTTGGTTTAGCCTTGAAGATTTCCGTAAAGTGTACGATTAGTTCATTAATAGAAGTTAGTTTTAGTTTGACTACTTCTTGTAATTTCAGACCGCAAAATATTTCAATCATTTTTTGTGCTATAAATTCTTCGTCGTTTGACGTTGCTTGTAGCTTTAAAAACTCTTGGTAGTTACATAATGGTATTTCACTAATTGAACTTGGTACGACTATATCTAACTTCATATTATTATAATTAATTTTTCGTGTTTTTGTAATTCAAAACAAATTCGTGCGCCCTTACAAGCATTTCAAAGTGTTGGGGAAAACGTGCCATATTATTAAAGACTATTTTAACCTGCTTTCCCGTTCGTTCATATATGTACGATTCTACCCGCGCAATCATTACTTGAAGGTCGTTCGTATTACCGTACTGCATAACTTCCGTAATATGAACCTAACCCTAACGTTTCCATTTCGTGGTATCTAAACGCATCGATAGCGTGGTTATTAAAATCGATTGGTTTGTTTAGGCGTTTACCTTGCTTGTCGGTGTCCCAAATGTACGAGCGTAATTCTTTGATTAAATTACCGCTATTAGAAGTAACAAGGTATTCGTTACGCTGAATTACGTCTATTCCGTAGTTTATGGAATCCTTACCCTTTGTTACTCCTTTAATCGTTATTCCGTATCTTCTTATTTCATCTATTGATTTAGGTTCGGAACTATCAGCATAAACTATTACGTTTTTTGGTAGCAACTTAGCTATGTCGCTATTTAATAACCCCGTTTGGTAAACTAACTCGTTTACTATTCGTTGCCCGTTGTAATTGTATATTTCAATTATTGCGGTCGGGTCGTTTGTATATCCAAAGTCCAACCCTAATCCAATTAGCTTGGCTTCCTTTGGTATAGTGTCAATCTGTTTCCAATTACTGAATACAACCCCTTCTAACATTCCTAATTGACCTTCGCCGTAGACCTTCCACCAATTAGCCCAATAAGAACTTGTCTTGGCTTTGTCTCGGTTCTTTTCTATTTGGTCTATAATTGATTGGTCTAAGGCTTCGTTATCCTTGTAAGTAAGAATTAAAAAGTCGGAGTCTGATTCGTCTTTTAGTTCGGTATGTACCCAAAACTCGTTGGCGGGGTTAAAGTCTAAATAAACTTCCTTCCGTGTTCGAATAGCTAATTCGTTGTAGGCATCAAAGGTAATATTGTTACATTCGTTTATGTATAGTATGTCCCTTCGCGCACCCCGTAACTTACTCGAATCGTCTGCGGAAAAAAATTCTATTACGCTTCCGTTGGCAAACTCGTAACGAAGTAATGACCTGTTAAAACGTTCTTCGAAATACCTGCCCGTGGATTTCATTATTTTTAAGAAGTCCCGTAGCGCACCCCGTCTTAAATGCGGTATAGTTTCAGCAACTACCGATATTTCTAAACTTGGAATAGTTGCCGCCTTATTAATTAGTACGGCTAAAATAGAATAAGTTTTTGAAGCGCTCGTGCCACCTTGAATAATCTTAATTCGTTTTTTAAGGCTTAATACCTTATTCGTTGCAGTTGTCCTCTTGAACATCGGGGAATAGTGGTTGTTCTAATAACGTTTGTTCTATTTGCTGAACGGGTGCGCCATAACCGCTATCCATTAACGCCTTGTAAGCGTTTACGTCTCCTTCCCTTGCCTTTTTAATTAGCGCTAAGGTCATTAGGTCTTCTTGGCTCATCGTTTCGTTTTCGCCCGTTAAAGGGTTCTTTAAGTTTTGGTTAACTTCTAACCACCTTCGCGCTATTGTGCTTCGGTTTTTACTTCCCTTTGGTCTTCCGTTAGGATTTCCGCTTTCGCCTTTTTCCCATCGTGGTTCTATTTTTTTATATCCTGCCATCTCGTTGTTGATTCGTTGTTTAATAGAGCGGTTGGGTCGGATTCGCACCGCCTTCCTTTTCAATGGAATTTGAACTGTTCAACTTATGAACTTCAACCGCTTGTTTTGGATAAGGTTTACTTAAAGACTTACACAAAAGTATTAAAGTTTTATCTAATGGGTAAATATATTTATGCTTCCCTGCTTTTTTTCTTTTTGGTAATTTCTTAAAATCTACCCCCCAATTATATCTACCCCTATCGTGTTTCCATATTCCGTTTAATAAATATTCAGTTCCGCTGCTTTCTATATTTTCAATGTAATACCAATTTGTGGCTTGGTAAATTATCCCTTTATGTTCTTGTCCTTTATCCGCATAACTAAATAACATTCTAACAGTAGGGCATTCTTTTTTAATTAGTTTAATTGCTATCGATAAAACTTTACTTGTTGAAGATTGTTTTCCGTTTAATGCCATTCTATTTAATTCTAAATATTGACCATTTCTTAAATTAAACTTTGCGGGCATATTAACCGAAGCACCACCGCCAAATAAAATAACTCCGCACCATATATTATTTTCAAACACTGAATAACCTATTGAATAAGTAGGTACTGCTTTTGCATAGTGAAAATTTAAGCAAGCATATTTAATAGCTTTATTCGATGCAATTTCTAACTTCATATTTCCCCCGCTGAAACGCTAAAATAAGCACCTAAATAATTCCTATCTAAAAGTTCTTGTATTTCTATTTCGGCTTTTTGTAATTGTTCGGGGCTTGTAAAAGTTATTTTCATTGTGGCGGGTTTATTCTTTTCTTCGCCTATTAAATCTTCGTAACTTGGTTCGTCCATTATTATTGGTAAATCTAATCCCCACTCATCTAACCTTTCAGTATCCCATTCGTTTGCTAAACTATCCCAATCCCATTCGCCAAAACCTACGTTATCTTTGATTAGAAACTCGGCTTTTTGTTCTTCAGTCCATTCGTCTGCTAAGATTATCGGTACTTCTTTGTAGTTTAGTTCTTTTAACGCTTTTAAGCGCATATTACCACCTAATACAACGTATTTACCGTCCGTGTCCGTAAAAACGATTAGAGGACGTTTATTTATCATATCGGGAAACTCTTGAATACTATTTACAAGTTTCTTAAAATTATCGTCTTTAATTAGGCGGGGGTTCTTTGGGTTTGGTTTAACCTCGTTTATCTTTACTATTTGCATCCTTTAAATTTTCTTCGTAAGTAGACGAACAAACCGCTAAACGTTGGTTGGTTTCGGGGAATTCTTTATTCATTGTGTCATCGGACATACAACGCATAACAAATTCTTTTTTATTCTCCTGTGGATTCGGCTTCGGTAGTGGCATCTTTTTCTTCTTTGTAAACTGCGTAAAGGGTATTCAATTTATTAACGATTTCACGGAGACAAGAACCACATTGGGTAGGTTGTTGTTTTTCGTGTAAAACCCTATTATATATTTTTAAGATTTCTCTTTGTTCACTTGGGCTAACGCTACTTCGGTTTCTGTTGTAGAATTTATCTAAAAAGATGTATTCGTCTTCCGTTAGGCATTCGGGTTTCTTATAACGCCAAAGTTCGTTTAGCTTTTGTTTACGTTCTTCGCACCCGCAGTCTTCTCCTAATATCCATTTAGCAACTTTTGCTACTCCCGTAGCTTCTAAAATTTGTTCTACGGTGTCGCCTAATCCTTCGGCTTGTTTCTTTTTTCGTGCCATAATTTATTGTTTATATGTTAATACTTGTTCTTTAGTTCCTAATATTATTGTGTCGTCGGTTAGTGTTTCGGTTTTAATTACTTCTAACCCGTGGTGTTCTTTTGGGTAAATCGTATATTCTTTCGACAACCAAAACTTTACTTTTATTTCTCGCAGGGCTT